TTCATTTTTACCAACTCTAATTCTTCTGATGTAATAATCATTATGCCAAGCATGGATACCAGATGCTGTACCTAAAACCAAAGAGCTTGTACCTGATGGTTTTACTGTAGTTGTTCTAGCAGCTTTATTAATACCAATTAATTTAGCAGCTCTAGCATTCTCTTGTTTTACCACCTTAGCAGCAGCAACAAGGTCATATTTAAGAACTTCACCAGAACCAATACCAGTCATACCTACACCAATAAGAGCATCTTTCTCAGTTGTTCTTTTCCAAACATCACGAAGATAATGAAAATTGGTATAACCAGCTTGAAGTGTGCCGATAAATGAAGCAGCTTTGCTTCTAGCTTCAAGGTCTTCTTGTGATTCAATATCAGAAACGTTAACCTCACAAAGATTACAGAACTGATAAGGTCTAAGACCTATTTCACAACAATTTCCAGTTACAACTTTAGATAATTGAAAACAATGGGTTTCATCAAACACAGAAATATCCCAAACATCTTCATATATGTCAGTTTCCTCAACGGATAAAACTTCAACTTGGTTATTATCTTTTGTATTTTTAAATACATAGTTATCTAACCTATCCTGTTTATGTTTAACCGATAATTTAAATAATGAAATAAATTGTTTAATTGATTGGTTTTCATTTATTCTTAAATCAAATCGTGTGAAACTTACACCATTTAAATCACCAACACTTTCTTTGATTGTTGTCTTTATACCATAAAATCCAAGTAATTCAGAAACATCTTGTACCAATTTATTGTGTTTAGATGTTAGTGTTATTCTTTTTTTATCTAATGATATATGACCATCAGATGAAAATAACCCATCGATTAACCCCTTTCTAAATTCCTCAGTTCCGTGTTGCCATACTGCTAAGGGTAAACCGTTTTCCTTTCTATGTACACCAAACTTTGTTATGTATTCATCAACTTTTTTATTGTTTATTGATATTTCTTTAGTACCAGTTTCAACTAAAACTTGTGTTATTTCTTCTTCAAAATCTTCAAATGTTGTTCTATATCTTGGTTTAAAATTGCCATTAAAAGATGGAACATTATCGTTAATTGTTTCAATTAATAATTTTGATATTCCACTTTCATCATCTTTATCACTAACTATCATACCATATTCGGAATATACTTTACGCTCGCTAATCCAACCATCACCAGTTAACCAACCACATAAAAATCCATCATTATATTTTCCAATAGTACCATCAAATAATTTTGTCTCCCTTAAAAAAGGTAATAAGTCACCATTTTTAAGATTTGGTGTGTTAACTTTTATGTATTTTTCACCATCCCAAACTGGCCATTCATGTTCTTTTGTTGCAAAGTATTCTTGACCATCACCTAATGTTAATTTGATTAGTTTTTGATTTTTACCAGATAACCAACATTTTGCTTCACTTATTTCACCATTAAGATTTTTAACTTTAAAGGTTTTGTCTTGTAACTCTTCAATTGGTAGTATCCCTTCGGTCGTTAAAACTTTGGTTCCAGCTCGTAATGATGGATTTGTTCCCCAATCTTTATCATTAGAGAAATAAACACCTGGTTCTCCAGCATTACTATCTTCAATCTTTTTCCATAGTTGCATAAACTCTTCTTGATTAATCTTATGTCTTAAGATAACCGCTGAGTTATTAGCACGACCTCTTTGTGGATTTAATTCCCACCATGCACCAGATTTAGCTGAAAGCATTTCTTCATCATCTAATGAGAATAATGAAATAAGTGCCGCTCTACGAATACCACCAGTTAACACTGCATCAGCAATGAAACAAATGATATCGTGAACTTCTATTGGCTCTAATCTTGAACCGTCTTCTTTTCTATCTAATATTTTTTTAATATTATGAATACAGTCTTTAAGTGGTTGTGGACCTGGGGCTTTACCACCACTAGTTATCAACGCAGCACCTTTCTGACGAATATCAGAATAATCAAAATCTGGTGTTGAAAGACCTTCAAAATATGACCTCATAAGGTTTTTGATAGCATCAGCCCAACCTTCAATAGAATCACCAATTAAGAACCTTCTACTTCTTGTAGGATTTGGTTTTCTTATTTCTGGAAGTTGCTCAACGTGGTGTCTTTGAACTGAGAAACCAACACCTGTACCACCTAACAAAAGAAACATTGTTTCACTGAATGCTCTCCAATCATCAATTGGTAAATATGAGCAATTGTACACCCTATTTGGACTGATTTCAATTGGTTTTCCACCGAATTGAAGTGACCTCATTGAAGGAAGAACCTTCTTATCATATACATACTTGTACGCTTCTTCAATTTCATCAATTATTGCAGGGTATTTCCTTTGATGCATTTCTTTATTACGTGTTACCAATTCGTGCCACGTTTCTCGTCTGTTTAAATTCGGATTAAACTTTGCGTACTTCATATGTACTGTAATGTCCGATAGAATTTTTGTTGATAAATCCATTTTTTTAATCTTTTTAATCTTTTACTTTATTAATTATTTACCCATTGTGATTTTCCGTACCGCCACTAAGAATATCGTTAAGATGTTTTTTTGTGTTTAATAATTGATTAAGTCTTACTATATTACTAGTCTCTTTATCCTTATTATACTCTTGTTGTGTTTTCATTGTTGAATCTGATGCCATATCGATTTGTATTCTAGCATTGTCAAATATTATATCGTTAAATATAATACCGTCTTTACCGAATCTTGATTTTAAGATGGCCATATTTGCAGTGCCATTTTCTTTTTGTTCAAGAGTCTTTGCAATAGAAACAACAAAGTGACCAATTTGACCCTTTTTAATTGAACCACCCATTTGGTCTGACTGTACAATTGGTGAAGCGATGGAACTTCTGTTCCCTTGAACGGCTGTCCAGCCTGCAATGTTAAATTCAGATAACATTGTCTCAAATTCTCTCATAACATTTCCTTCACCTGTCCATGTATTATCAACAGATTTTGATGGTTGAACACAATCAATATAATCTAATAGGATTAAATCTGGTTTAAAACCTTGAGCAATTAACTTCCTTACGTACTGTTTAATAACTGGTATTGTTGTCCCATCACTTGGGAATTTTTTTAGTTTCAATTCGCCGAGTTCTGATTTTTTTTTCTCGACTAATTGAATTAATTCTTCCTTATGTAGTGATAAATCATTAAGTTTATAACCACTCCAACAAGAAAGATGTTTTCTTTGAATTACCTTTGGCATATCTTCAAAGAATATTTGTAAAACATTTAAACCTAAGTCTTTTGCTGTATTAGCAATTTTGGTTATCATTGTTGTTTTACCAACACCAAATGGTGCTAAGATAATTGCTAACTCACTTCTTGATAACCCACCATCCATAACTTCATCTAATCCTTTAATTCCAGTTGGAATAGGTTTTCTGAAATCTTCAACTAAAACTGAATTGATGTCATCCAAGACATTAATACCATTATCTTTCATGTCACCATGTTCTAGCGCTTTTCTAAGAATTGATTCGCATTCTTCATACTTATCAATATCTCCTTTATCGATTATGGTATTAATCTCTTTAATTGATTTTTTAAGTTCTTGCTGCTTACAGAATGACATAGCCATTCTTTGAATTTCAAGTGTATCATGAAGACTAACTTCTTTGATATACTTCAACTCTTTGATGGCTATGTTTCTGTGCATCTCCACAGTTATTTTACTAGATACTCTAATCTCAAGGGTGTTAATATCTGGTATAATATTATCAGTTTCATAGGCATCCTTGATAATAGCAACCATAACCTTATGATGATTATCTTGAAAATAATTCGGACTTAAAATATCAATTATTGCTTCGGCAAAACGCGTATCGGTTAAAACTTGTGCTAGGAGTCTTCTTTGAAACTCCATACCTAAATAATTAAAACTGTCTCTAATAACTTTTGCCATTTTTTTGTTTGATTTTAATAAATATCTTTAAATCTTAACTTCTCCGTATTTGTTAGTATATTTTTTTTGACTTAACGCATATCTTATTTCAGATATAATTTGGCCAATAATTTCTTTAATATCTACTTGATATCTAACATTTTGTGGGAAGTAATTACCTGAAAAACAACTCTTTGCAACCACATTTTTGTCAACTTTAATTTCAAAATCGAACATATCTTCTTTTTCAAAGATGTTTTTATACATCTCAGCTTTTGCTGGTAAGTATGGATTATAGTTTTTCCATAAGAAATCAATTGATTTCTTCTTGAACGATGCTGGAATGATACCTAAGGTACCAAAACTACCATTGTTCATACCAACTATTTTATCCATAAGTTCTTTAAGTTCTAAGGATTTTAAAGATTTCTCATTAAAGTCCTTAATACTAAAGTATCTTTGACAGATAATGTGTTTGTTAATGTAAAGAACGAATTCAAATCGTTGTTCTTCAATTTTTTTTACTTGTGTGTTTTGTGTGTTTTGTGTCATCTGTGTTTTTTTGTGTGTTAATAAATATATTTAGGTTGAACTAAACCTAATTTCGCGTTCCATTAATTGTTTAAAGGGTAAAAGATAATCTAAGTTTCTATTGCTACCGATTGTTCGGTCTAAACCATCTATCTTCATCTTTTGCATAACATTTTTAATACCTCTGTCCGAAGTGTCAAACTGACCATCAATTAGAAAATTAAGATTATTAATTGATGTCTCCGTCATTAAAGGATTTTTTAGGTTTACTAATTTTGTGTTTATCTCGTATAGTTTATCACCTTGTATACCATCTGTTACCCCATTTATAATATTATTAAGTGTTTTTAGTGGTGGTTTCTTAGCAACAATTCTTTCATTCTGTAGTTCTTCCGCTTTTTTAATTATCTCATCTAGCGTAAGTTTGCGTTCTTTTAACTCTGGAAATAATGAAATTAATGTTGTTTCTTTAACCCCCTTAACACCCTTTATACTATCACTATTGTCACCAATAATTGATTTAATCAAACCAGCATTAACGTAATGGTGTGTAAAATAATCGAAGTAATTATCCTTATCTACGTAATTCCTTAAATCACAAAAATAGATTCTTACTCCGTCTCCAATCAATTGGCACATATCCCTATCTGTTGTACAGATGGTTATATTTTCATTATCATTTTTTGTTAAGCAACAGTAAGCGATAAAATCATCACTTTCAACAACATCATCCTTAATTTGACGAATACAAAGTTCTTCGAGATAATTCCAAACCATTAGTCTCTGTTTTAATTCTGATTCGTCAACTGGATGTGTGCCATTAATATAATCTTTACCACGACCAGATTTATAATCCTCATAGATTTCCCATCTTAGTTTACCACTAAGATTTCCATCCCAGAATACATAAACCCTGTGATATAAATTTTCATTAAGTAATTTACGTAGAATTGTAAGGAATTGGTATATTCCACCTATGTGCTCACCTCTATGATTAAATTCACTCTTGGCCCCGAAAAAGCCAAATTTAAATAAGGCATTTCCATCAACTAAGAGTGTATTAATCGGTTTAATTCTTTCACCATCTTTTGGTGGTCTTTTATTCAATTTGTTAACATTTGTGGTTAATAAATTAACTTAACATATCTTCCGCACTAAAGCCTACTGATTCAGTTTCGATAATAAAATCATCATATTCTGTATTCAGCATTTCTTTGATAAAATCTTTATGTTGAGTTTTATACTCATCGATTTTATCAGGATTCCAATAACCGTGCGGAGTAGAGGCTATTGTACCCTTTTGTTCGATACCATTTACTTGGTTCTTTTCACATCTGATTTTTGTTAAAACACCAAATTGATATTCTTCTCCTTGGAATGTTGCTTTTAACTTTTCAGTACTGTGAGTTAATATCCCACCAAAATGGAATATCATTCTTGGTGAATAGAAGAATGCTTCACCACCCTTATGTTTAATAACTTTATTCTCGTTATCTAACCAAATTTGTTGTACAACAGCAAATGTTGCACTATAAGGTGAATCTGTTCTTCTAGATGAAGGAATCCTGTAATTAATCAAAGATTTGAAACATGTTGCCAATGCACCAGCTGTCCATTGGTTGTTTGTTGTCTTTGATGTTGCACCCTTAAAACAGTTAATCGAACCAACTGAATCCCAAAAGAAAGCAACGTCTTGTTGAATCGTACCATCTTGTTGTTTATCTAAGATGTTGTGCATAAAGTAAGAAATATCCTCAACCACTGGTTCATATCTTAATGGTTTTGTTCCCATTTTACTATGTTGGTGGTCATAAGATTGATATAAGTTTACTAAATCTGGACCTTGTAAAAGCATAAAATCTTTTGGTTTATACCTTAATTCTCCAGTTTCAGTATCCACTTCTTCCCTAAGTTCAACACCTATTTTTTTTGCGTGTTCCCAATTCCAGTTACCTTCAGTTTCAAAAACTACTGCTAATACACCTAGTTTTTGACAACCAACAATAGCTTCATATATTGCGGTTGATTTACCAGTGTTTGAATAACCTCTGAAACTAACAAAATAACCCATTGGAATACCTGGAACCTTAACCGCATCATGAAATGCTGGGGATAATGGAATCCATTTTAATTCTTTTTCTGTTATCGAACTATCAAGACCTTCATTTTTCATGAAATCGTCTAAATTAAATTCCCTTTTAGGTATTATTTTTTTTTCTGGTTTTTTTGCCATTATGTATGTGTGTTTATGTGTGTGTTAATATAAGTTATGCTAAAAAAAATACAAATGGGTAGCAAAATATTACTACCCATAAATATTTTGGGTTCTTACTTAGAATGGTAAGTCTTCGTCTTCTTCATCATCTGAAGTTACTGGCACCATAGGTGCAGAAGTTACCGTAGTTTCAGCTACAACTAGATTAGGTTTAACATTTGGTATACCTAAAGCTATTTCAGCTTCCATATTATCGTTAACAACTGGCTTAGATTGTGCTGCGTTTTTATCAACGAATTTCTTTAAGTCTTTATCCCAAACTGGAACACCACCTTTTACGATGATTTCAAGATAATCGTATGATTTAAGACTGTAAACATCTTCCCACGTTCTATTGTCAGCCACCCATTCACTTATTTTTGCTGAATCATCGCTTAATGGTGAAGGGTCAAGTGGTGCAATTGATTGAACAACTGGTTTTCTGTTTTGGTCTCTAGCAACCATAACTAACAAATCACGACCAGTGTTTGTATCAGTAATGTTTTGTTTGATTGCTTGTAAAACACCATAGATTTTATCTAGGATACCTTGTTTACGGTAATCATGCATGAATCTCCAGAATTTAGGACCGTGGTCTTCATTATCTCTGTCAATTACTTTTACAATATACATAGGTCTAGCCTTGTATTTTTTTGCAAACTCTTTGTCTGATTCACTACCACTAGAATGTAACACATCATGCGCTTCACAAAACGGACATGGTTGGTTTTTTTCCTTCTGTAGACAAGCAAATGTTTTCCATTCTCCGTCAACTTGGATTCTGTGACCATAAACTTCAACAAATGGTGTTGTACCATCTGAGGTTGGTAAAATTCTTACTCGCTTGTTGGCCGAGTTTACCTTGTCTGGAAGATAGGTCGTGAAATAGTTGTTCAAATCAACATTTTTCTTCTCAGTGTTTTGATAACCATTTGATTTTGTTTCATACTGGTTAAGCATCGCCATTAAGGCATCTTGTTTTTGACTCATAAATCTTAAATTTAATATATATAGATTGTTATTTACTAATTTTTAGCTATTTAAATATACGAAAAAATTTAAGAAAGTCAAGTAAATCTTGGACCCATAAACTTTTTTTTAATATGAGTACAAATATACGAATAAAACTAATTAGTTGCAAGTTATTCTGTAAATAAAATAAAAAAGGTGCTAAATTAGCACCCTTTTCTTAATATATTTCTTCTTCTTCATAATCATTTGTGTCTTCATCATTTGGTAGACTGAATGAATTTTTAACCGATGTATCTAAGTATTCAGAGTCAACATCATCTTTTGTTAAAACATACTCTTTTTTCTTAGTTTCTTCTCCAGTATCGTAACCATTAACATCCTTCCAAAAATCTTTTAATTTTACATTAAATGGAGCTGAATCTAATGACCTTAACTCTAATTTCTCAACTGGTGTTGGATTTCTTTTAACTATTTCTTTTTCAAGCGTATCAATTTTTTTTGATAACACCGACATAGTGGCTAATTTTTGTTCTAGTTCATCAAACTTAGATAATAACTGAGAAGTTTTTTGGTTTGCATCATCCGCAGATTTTTTAACCTCTTCACCACTTTGTACTAATTGTGTAACATCTACATCAACCTCATCTTCTTCTGGCATTTCAGGTGCCGCATCATCAGCTGGCATTTCATCATCAGCTGGCATTTCATCATCAGCTGGCATTTCATCATCAGCTGGTATTTCGTCATCAGCTGGCATATCCTCTGGAGTTTCACCAGTATTTTTTTCAGCGGTTTTTGAATCATCTGCTGGTGCTTCATCAGCACTAAAATCTAAACTATCATCAGTTTCTTCTCCGTCTTCTGATAAATTACCTAAGATTAATTTGTCATTATCTTCAGGTTGCTCAGTATAGAAACTATATTCTAATAACGTATTAAATCTTTTTAATTCTTCGCTTAATATTGCCTTGTTAAATTTATTTTTCATATTAGATTAGTAATTGTCTACCGTCTTCGACTATTATTTTTTTATTTATTCTTTCAAGTATACTCTTATCATTTTTGATTACACAAACACCATTATCGCAATCCATTTCTTGTTGCTCTAATGTTGTTTTTTGAGTATCAATTAAAAAGCTATCAATAGCATTATTAATCTTATTTTGATTGTTTTGTGTTTCCATAAAAAATATTTTAATTATTGTGTTTACTATAAATATCTATGAATTGGTAAAAATTCTCTTTATATCTAGAAAAGCTAGTTCGTTCTTATCAATAAGAATAAATTTATTTTGATACTTAGACCAATCAATTTTTATTGATTTGTGGTCAACATTCCCAAGTGTATCTTGAAAGTCTTTTTCAATTAATTTATTTAATGCATTAATTGTATAAAGAGCATCGCCTTTTTTATGTATAATAATAGCATTTGGGAAGAGTTTTTTAAAGTTCAACTTTTCACCTTCTTTAACTGTTACCTTATACGTTAAGATTGTTTTTGATTCGTCATTAATGTTTTGATAACGGAATACTCCATCACCTTTAATTCCAAACGTCTTATCTAAATGTCCTAAGAACCAATCAATTCTTTCTGGGAATATAAATGATGCTAATAATATTGTTTTATCCATGGTCTATTGAATATAATATAGGGATTAGTTTAACCCTATTTCCAAGCTTTTCAATTCTTGTTTTATATTCAATAAATATAACATCTTTATCTAAAAAGATATAACTTTTTTGTTTAATTTTATCTGTTAGCTTATATTTGTTTAAACCAATATAATCAACCATTTCAAGGTTTATACCTAACATAAAATTATCAGCATAAAGATAAAGCATTTCATCATGTTTATACGTTATTAAATTCGTTATTGATGATACTTTTCTGATTATCTTATGTAGTGTTTTTTTCTTTATTGTGAATGGGTCTATGAAGTAATATTTTACCTTATCAAATATTATATTGTAACATAATTGTGTGAAGTAATATAAATCCTCCTCAAAGCTATCTCTTTTTTCCACACTCTTATAAGTCCAATATAAATTATTTGATAGCTTCTTATCAAAGATATCATAATCAGGATAATGCTTATGAACATAATCCCACCCAATGATTAATGTGGGTAACCCATCGATTATTTTATCCATTGAGTTAACCACATTGAAATCATCTGAAACAGATATCTTTACCCTTGAAAATATATTGCCGACTTTCATAAGTTGCAAATATACGAAA